ATGGCGCGCAACAAGCTGAATACGACCCAAATTAAGGCCGCTAAAGAACCCTGTCGACTAAGCGACGGCGACGGTCTTTATCTCGTCGTCCGCAAAGGCGGGGGTAAGACCTGGAGCTTTATTTATATTCGGGGTGGCAAACGCCGCGAACTCGGTCTCGGTTCTTTTGGCAGCGGTACCGGCCAGGTGTCCCTTGCAGGCGCCCGCGTAAAGGCTGACGAGATCCGCGAGATCTTGGGTGCGGGTGGCGATCCGTTCAAAGAAACCGAATCTCGGAAAACCCAAAAAAAGCCCACGACCTTTGAGCAGGCCGTTGCGGCTTTCCTTGCGACACGCGCTGACAAGTGGAGAAACGACAAGCACCGTGCGCAGTGGTCGATGACGCTCGGCGATGCGTATTGCAAGCGTCTCCTCAAAATGCCGGTCTCTTCAATTGACACTGACGACGTCGTGGCGGTGGTCTTGCCAGTTTGGAAGGAAAAGAACGAGACCGCTTCGAGACTGCGCGGGCGAATCGAAAGGGTGCTGGATTACTCGAGAGTGGCAGGATGGCGAGAGGGCGAAAATCCAGCGCGCTGGAAAGGCCATCTTGAACACCTCCTCCCGCCAGTGGATGAGAAGCTTAAGCGCGGCCACCACGCCGCCCTACCTTATATAGAGATGCCAACCTTCTGCCAGGAGCTGAAATCCGTCGGCGGATTTGGTGCACGCGCACTCGAGTTTCTTATTCTCACTGCAGCTCGCACGGGTGAGGTTCTCGGTGCAACATGGGACGAGATTGATATGGACGCTGGTATCTGGACTGTCCCTGCCCTGCGGATGAAGGCCAAGCGCGAACACCGAGTTCCGCTCAGCAAGCAAGCCCTAGCAGTTTTAGAGGGTATGAAGGCGGTTCGGATGAACGATTTTGTATTTCCGGGTACGAAGGAGAATAGCGGCCTCTCGAACATGAGCATGCAGAAAGTGCTCCGGACGTTGGATTATGCAGATCGCGCCACCGTCCACGGCTTTAGAAGCGCCTTTCGCGATTGGGCCGGCGATCGATCAACCTTCCAGCGCGAAGTTATCGAAGCCGCCATGGCGCATGTTGTGGGTGATGAGGCCGAGCGCGCCTACCGACGCTCCGACGCCATCGAGAAGCGCCGGCGTTTGATGCAAGCTTGGTCCGGCTTCGTAACAACAAAGCCTGCTGCGAACATTGTGCGGTTCGAGAAGCTCCAAGACAGCTGAAATATTTTCCTAAATTTCGCAATATTATTTTGTCGGAGCCTAAGCATAATCCGCGATGAACATTGTGTTTGTTCCAATATCACGGCGATACATATCGAATAACGTTTTAAATCCGTGGACTTCGGGTAGGCTCTATACGCTTCGTATTGCTGCCCCGTGCTTGTTGCCACGTAAGTTTTTTGGGAATTAATAGACAGCCATCTCAACTGACAAGGATGGCCCTGATGACAACCCCCATACAGCTCCTCAGCCTCAAACAAGTATGCCAATTGACTTCGTTAAGCCGAACCGGCGTGAACAAAGCCCGCGCCGGCGGACGATTCCCCGCCGCCATTGACCTCGACGGACGTCGAATCGCTTTCGTCAAAACAGAAGTCGAAGCCTGGCTGTCTTCTAAGATCGAGGCCCGCAACGCCAAGACGCCTAAATGACGTCCGGTTACAAAAACGCCGCTCTGGTTGACGAGACCAAGAGCGGCGCGGACTTCCAAAGTCCCTGCGGGGACTTTCACGTTGATAGTACCGAAAAACCCAGAAGAATCAAGAGAATATACGGATTTTATAGCGCCATGGGTCCGCTCGGAGGCTCCCGCCATGACGCTAGTGATCTGTAGGTTGGCGGTCTTCCAACGTCCTTGACCCTGCCAAGCACCATCGGTGCCGATGAAGGACATACGCATGCCGCGCCCGACGGTTTCGGGAAAAAAAACAGAGGCAACGTCGCGCCCTGACGACCTCGACTTTGGAGCGCCGGGCATCCCCCGGCAGGCGATAAGCAGAACGTTTTGCCATCGGGATGACGACCTGACCAAATCGATTTTGTGGTGCAGCCGATAAAAAGCACCGGTGGACAGTGTGGGGACAACACATTGGCTTCTCTGCGGGGAAGAAAAGACACTGAGTACACGCCCTGTAAAGGGTCTCTTTAGTCGGGGGTTTGGAAAGAAGGCTCGGCCTTTCTCCAAAGTGGAAAAGGGCGAAGCTGTGCCTACACAAGGAGAAGACCATGGATCCAACCGCTCATACCGTTCGAGATCGCCTCGCCTACGACGCTTCGACAGGCGTTTTCCGCTGGAGAGTCCGGCCCACCTCAAACATTCCGGCCGGTACCAGGGCTGGTTGCTCCAATACGTCGGGATGGCTGATCGTCATTTTTGGCGTTGTCCATCGCGCCCGGCGGCTGGCCTGGATTTACACCCACGGCAAAATTCCAGAAGGCATGGAGGTCCGCGTTTTAAACCGAGACGAGTCGGATTTGCGGCTGTGCAATCTTGAACTTTCGACAGTGCGGCAGCGGATGGAGCGACACCCGAAACACCATAACAACAAGATCGGCGCGCAAGGCGTCTGTAAACAAACCCTAGGCCAACACGTCCGCTTTCGGGCAAAACTCTGTCGTGAAGGGCGCGTCATTCATACTTCCAGCCACCCGACGTTGGAAGAGGCTATTGCAGCCCGCGCAGAGGCTTTGCGGAAATACGAGGCGAACCGATGAAGCCGCCACTTACTGCAGCACGTTTCGACAAACTCGCAGAGGGGCACACACGCCCCTCTGGCAACTCAACCAAAATTATTTGGACGCTGAATGGGATAGCACGGCGCATCGGAACAGGCTCGGATTTCATTCGAGATACCTTAGCCAAGCAGCCGGACTCTCCTATTAAACAGCTTGGTGGCCGATTTTACTGCTTCGAAGATGATCTGATAGCCTTCTTGAGAGGCCGTTCGGAATGATTGAGTTCGAGGTCGCTTTTCCCAATTTCCACCAAGTCATCTCGTGCTTTTTCCACGATAACGTGCTCCTCCTGAAGAGCCGAAAGCCATGATCGTTGATCATTGTTGTTGGCCCGATGAAGTTCACTTATCAGATTCCGTAGGCGCTGGTTCACTTTAGGAAATAAGATCAGGGCAGCGACAGAGGATGTCTCTTCAATCTTTTCCATTGCAGATCTGTAACGTTGCGTGTTTCTCTGAATGTGTTCAGGCGTCTCTTCTCGCCTCTCGTGCTCCTCGCGTATCCACTCATTGAGGATTTGGTTCATCGTTCCCAAGGCCGCTAATACATCGGAATAGGCTTGCAACTTTCGATCCCAATGTTTCTCTTTCTTGTAACGTCCTAAAGCCAACCAGACCGTTATCCACGCGATGAAAAGTGCTGCGGCAAACTGCGCGATCGGCTTCACGAAATCGAGATACGCACTCCATTCGAAATTCATCCAAGTATCCCCTTCTTAAACCCTGAATTCCCCTCCCAAACCATTAAGCGATTCTTCGGCGGATCAGCCATAAACTGGTCATGAAATTTTTTAGCCGCAAATCACCTGTCGTAGACATTAAGTCGCTTGCCGAGCCGACCGCCGAAGAGTTCGCCCTTTTCACCGGCGGTCTGGTCTCCTCGACTGCGGTCGGCCTCGCCACCGCGATGACCGTTCCGGCCGTCGCCTCGGCCGTTCATTTGCTGTCGTCTAGCATCGCTGCGCTCAAGCTGAATGTTGAGCGGAAGGACGGCGACGCCTGGGTGACGGACACCGATCATCCGGTGGCCACCTTGCTGGACGGCGACGTCAACGATTTCACATCCTCATTCGAATGGGTCCGTGATGTCATCGCCGGTGCTCTTACCTCCGACAAAGGCTCGCTGTCCCATGTTAACCGGGTTTCCGCCGAGGTCCGCGAAGTAACCGCTTACGAGCCCTCGCACTTCCAGGTGGACTACTCTGCGGACGGACGCCGGGAACCGTCGTTCCGGATCAACAACCGCCCGACACCTGGTGACGAGGTTGTGTTCGTCCGTGGTCCCTTCACCCGCTGCCCGGTAACACTGGCGTCCGAAAGCATTGGCGTCGCGAAGGAAATGGAGCGCCACGCCGGGCGTCTCTTCCGTGCCGGCGCCCGCCCTGGTGGCGTGATCGAAAGCCCGAAGGCCGTCGGCGACGAAGGCATGAAGAAAATGATTGCCGCGTGGCGAAAAGCTCACGAAGGCAGCGACAACAGCGGCAAAACTGCGGTGCTGTTTGATGGCGCGAGCTTTAAGACGTTGTCTTTCAGCTCGGTCGACAGTCAGTTTCTGCAGCTCTGGAAATTTATCATCCTCGAAGTCGCGCGCGCCTTTCGTGTGCCGCCGCAGCTTCTTTTCGATTTTGATAGGGCCACGTGGAATAACGCGGAACAGGCCGGCAAAGAATGGCTGGCCTCGCTAGAATTCTGGATGCGTCCGATGGAAGCTGCCATGCGGCGCGGGTTCTTCAGCCGTGAGGAACGCGCCACATACCGCGTTAAGTTCGAGCGCGACGATTTCACGAATGTCGACCTCGTCAGCCGAGCCACGGCCGCTAGCAGCCTCATCAGTTCCCGCGCCCTCAATCCGAACGAGGCAAGGACATTGCTGCTTGATCTCCCGCCGTATCAGGGCGGCGAGACTTTCGCCAATCCGAATACAGGCGCATCGCAGCCCAGATCTACACCAGCGGAAAAGACATCGCCCCCAGACCAGAGCAAGCCAAACAAGGAGCCGGGCGATGACGCTTGACGAAATTCACGGCAATCTCGCCGACCAAGAACGTGGACGCTGGTTGGACGTGGCGGAACCGTGGGAAGGAAAGCCGACAGGTCTCCGTCTCCTTATCGCAGGCCCCGACAGCCAGACGCAGAATAAAGCCAGAATCGCCATGATGGACGAGCTCGCGTCCTCGGCTGATGTTGATGGAAGAGCCTCTTTCGAAGCGCGTGAAAGAGCCCGAATTAACTGCCTCGCCCGCTGCGTTCTCAATTGGGACATCGCCGCCGACTTCGGCCTCGACGCCAAGTTCGGTCACGCCGCAGTCGTGAAAGTCCTGCAGGTCGCATGGATACAGCAGCAAGTCGACGCTTTCGCGGGCGACCGCGCCAACTTCAGGAGCGCATCATGATCGCTGAAAAGTTGGACGCCATTTTGCTTGCGCTGCTCTTCCTCGGAATCCTCGGTCTCTTGGGGAGACGCCGCTGATGGAACGTCTCTTTTTCGAAACCAAGATCGCCGCAACCGATACCGGCGAAATCACCGGTCTGGCGTGGCCTTTCGGATCCGCTGACCGCGTTGGTGACCTCATTGAGCCGGGCAGCTTCAAGAGCGCGACGTTGCCGCTCCCAATGTTGTTTGGCCACGATCTGAACGACCCGATCGGCGTCTGGTCCTCTGCCTCGGAAGATAGCACCGGACTTCAGGTCAAGGGCAATCTTCTCATCAATGACGTGGCCCGCGCCCGCGAGGTGCATGCGCTGGTTAAGTCTGGCGCGGTGCGTGGCTTGAGCGTCGGATTCGTCACCAAAAAATCGGTCACTCGCAAAGGCGGTGGCCGAACGATCAGTGCGCTTGATCTCCTAGAAGTCTCGCTCGTCGTGGTCGGCATGCATCCCGGCGCGCGGGTGACAAGCGCGAAATCTGCAATCCACGCCATCGCAATGGCTGAAGCAATCAACCGCGCCGCCGAGCGCCTGAGAGGTTAAAATGGAACACCTGAATAACAAGGCGCTGACCGGTGCCACCCTTATCCGCAAGGGCGACGATGACGCCCCGGAGGCAATCGTCACCAAAGCACTGGAGACGCTTCAGAAGTCGGTCGATGACCGCCTGAAGGAGATCGAGGGCAAGACTGCCGAAAACGAGAAGCTGCAGACGCGAATCGCGGATCTCGAAAAGAAGGCCAATCGCCCCGGCGCTTCTTCCGAGAAGAAGGATGACGAGGCCGCAGCGATCGAAAAGAAGGCGTTCGGCACGTATCTTCGTCTTGGCAATCAGACGCCAGCGGATGAGTTGAAGACGCTGCAGGTAAGCTCCGATCCGCAGGGCGGATATCTGGCGCCGGCAGAGATGTCGACGGAGTTCATTCGCGACCTGGTGCTTGTGTCTCCAGTCCGTTCCGTGGCTTCGGTCCGATCCACGTCGGCTCCGAGCGTCTCGTACCCTTTGCGTACCGGCATTACGGCTGCGAAATGGAAGGGCGAATTGCAAGCGCAGGAGGCTTCTGAACCGACGTTCGGACAGGCCGAGATCGTCGTGAAGGAGCTCAACACTTACGTTGATATCTCCAACCAGCTTCTCGCCGACTCCGCCGGTCAGGCTGAATCGGAAGTCCGCCTCGCCCTGTCCGACGACTTCGGCGCCAAGGAAGGCCGTGCTTTCGTTGTCGGAAATGGCGTGTTGGAACCTGAAGGCATTCTGACGAATGCAGACATCGCCACTGTTCCGAACACCAACACCGGTACGATCGTCCCCGACGCTCTCGTCGGTTTGATGTACGGCCTACCCACGCAGTACCGCAATGCCGGTACCTGGGCCATGAACAGCACGACCCTTGGCAAGCTTCGCCTTCTGAAAGACGGCGATGGTCGCTTCCTCTGGCAGCCGTCCTTCCAGCTTGGCCAACCTGAAACCATCCTCGGCCGTCCTGTCATCGAGCTTCCGGACATGCCGGACATTGCCGCCAACACAACACCGATCGTTTTCGGCGACTTCAGCGGCTACCGAATCGTTGACCGTGTCGGCCTGTCCATTCTGGTGAACCCGTACCTCCTGGCCACGAACGGCATCACCCGCATCCATGCGACCCGCCGCGTCGGTGGCGGCGTTCTCCAGGCAGCCAAGTTCAAGAAACTGAAAATGTCGGCCTCCTAAGGCGCGGCAAGGAAAGGATTCAGATATGCGCGATCTCGTCCATAATCTCGGTTTGACGACCGTCATTCCTCCGGCTGTCCTCGCAGCTGACAACGTCCCGGTTGCCGTCGACTTGCTCGGTTTCAATCAGGCTGTAATCGCCATCCACACCGGTGTTGGTGGCATCACCTTCACCGGCACCAACAAGATCGACTTCACGTTGACGCACTCGGACGACAACACGACCTTCGTTCCGGTTGAAGCCGGCGACGTGCAGGGCGTCGACGTTCTGGCCGGTGGCATCGTGCTTCCGCTGCGCACTGCGCAGGCCGATCCGAAGGTGACCAAGCTCGGCTATGTCGGCAACAAGCGATACTTGAAGCTGCTGGCTGATTTCTCCGGCACGCACGGTACCGGCACTGCGATTTCGGCACTGCTGATCAAGGGACAGGCCGCCAAGCGCCCCGTCGCCTGACTCTGATTGAGGGGCATTTGTGACGGTTCCAGCGATCAGCCGAACAGCGGAAAGGCGCCTGCCTCCCCTCATCGATTCTGGGTTCAAGGCGCCGCGATCGCAACTTTTAAGGATTTTGGCATGGTCGATAAAATCAAAATCAAGCGTCAGGCGGGTACGCCGTCGGAACGGCAGGTTGAAACAACGGTGGACGACGTCATCAAGGACGTTGGCACCGCCCCTGAATTCATCCCGGCAAGCACGCTGACGCTCACTGACAAGCACCAGGGCAGACTACTCGCCTTCACGGCTGCGTGCACTGTGACGATTCCCGCAGGTCTGCGCGGCGGCTTCTCGTGTGGATGGCTTCAGGCCGGTACCGGTGCAATCACGTTCGCCGCCTCTGGCGTCACCGTCAACAGCTTCGAGGGCAAGGTGAAATCAGCCGGGCAATGGGCTGCTGGCGGGATAGCGGCAATCGAGGCTGAAAAATTCCTGCTTTACGGAAACATGGGTGACTGATGCCGGTACGTGCTCCTTCCGTCTGCGGCCACTGCGGCAAGGCCCATCCATCGGGGAAGACCTGCAAGGCAGTTGCCCGCATGGCGGCGGAGCGCAAGGCTCGGTTCGAAAAGAAGCGACCCGCCGCCCGTGACCGCGGCTATGACAACGAATGGCGAAAGCAGGCCAAATCCTTCCTCGCTATTCCCGGAAACGATCTGTGTGAATGCGGCGCGCCGGCAGTGCTGGTCCGCCATGTGATCTCAATCAAGAAACGTCCTGAACTCAGGATGAGCAAGACCAACTGGAAGCCGGGCTGCCGGCGCTGCAATGCCCGTGACGCCGCCGACGAGCGACGCACCAACGAGAGGAATACATCATGACCATTTTCGCGACGGCCGGTGCAAAACTGTTCATCGGCGTGACCAAAACACAGAAGAACACAGACTTTGTTCTCGCGGACTTCAGCACGGCCGATGCAGTGACGTGGAAAGAGATCAAGGAGCTTGAAGCCCTTGGTTCGCTTGGTGACACGAGTGAAGCCATCAACTTCACGTCCATCGATGCGGCCCGCACTCGCACCATCAAGGGACCGCGCAGCGCCGGCACGATGGAGCTCGTCATGGGCATCGATTATGCTGATCCGGGTCAGCAGGCTCTCATCGCGGCTGAGAAGACTATCCACGATTACGAATTCAAGTTGGTGCTGAATGACGCGCCAGCGGGCGGCGCGCCGTCGCAGCGGCTGTTCATTGCAAAAGTGATGAGCCAGTCCGAACAGTTCGATGCGGCTAACAACATCATGAAGCTGAACGCATCGCTCGGGGTGAATAGCAACATCGTGCGCATCGATGCGGACGATGAATGACCTTATCTCGAGGCCATAAACTTGCGACCGAACTCGCTCAGCGAATACAGATTGGGTCTTGTCTCAACGATGTACCCATCGCCCCGCAGCCTTTGCGCAAATCGTGTGAGGTGTGGTTCCAGCATCCGTATTGGAACTTCATCGTCTCTAAACTCGCGCATGAGGTTCTTCTGTTCCTTGTCGAGTTCCTTCCAGTCCAAGCTCATGGCCGCCTCCGAGCGCTTCTCTCATCGCAATCCAACATGGGGGGGTGGTCGTCAACTTTCCACCCCCTTTGGGGACCGGCGGCGGGTCTCTCGTGCGAAAAAATTTCAAATTAGGTCGTGTTTTTTAAAACCGAAAAGGTGGCCGTCATGATCGTCAGTCTGAACGAGCTGAAACAGCAGCTGAACCTGACGCCGGATCTCGGAACGGACGACGATGCGCTGCTCGAACGCAAGATTGCGGCGGCTCAAAACCAAGTCGAGCGTCTTCTCGGTTTCAAGATTGAAGAGCGCTACGGCAGCACCGGCCAGGAGGAAATTCCGCCGGCGCTTGTCGAGGCAGTCAGCCAGACGGCCGCGCACTGGTACGAAAACCGCGAGGCGACGCTAGTCGGCGTCAGCGCTCAGGAACTGCCGTTCGGTGTGTGGCCTATCGTGAACGAATATCGGGAGTACAGTTTTGGTTGACGACGGCGGAATTGGTCGCATCAAACAGCGGCTGGCAATGATCCCGAAGAATGTCCGCGCCGCTATGGTGCCGGAGTTGATGAAGTCAGGCAACGACCTGGCGGTGACCGCTCGCATCCTTGCACCGCGGGACACAGGCGCCTTGCAAGAGAGCATCACGGTCACCCCGGGTGGATCAAGCACTCCGCCATATTCCAGGCCGGGCGGCCGCGTTACGGTACCTGAGCTTGCCGTGGCGGTGACGGCCGGAAACAAGGATGTTCGGTACGCGCACTTGGTGGAACACGGCACCCAGGAGGCGACAGCGCAGCCATTCTTCTGGCCCGCATTTCGTCTCCTCCGCAAGAAGATCACAGGCCGCATAAAGAGGGCTGCCAGCAAGGCAGTGAAACAGAATTGGGGCGGCAAATGACCCCTGAACTCGCCCTGCAAAAAGCCATACGTTACAGGTTGTCATCCACCGGTGACGTCGTCTCGCTAGTCCCCGCTGCGTCGATCCTTGACCGCAATGAGCGGCCAAACCCGCGCCCGTCCATCATTATCGGCGAGGGGCAGTCCGTCGATGAAGGCGAGAGCATCGCTCGCAAGCTGACACGAGTCTATCTCGACCTGCATGTTTGGGTCGAGGAACCGTCTACCGAGATCAGCAAGCGCATCGCCGGCACGATACGGAGCGCGATTCAGAGCGCGAAGTTGCAACTTGATCCCGGCTTCCATTGCGCCGATTGCCGGGTGCGCGGTTCCCGTTTCCTACGCGATCCGGACGGCAAGACGTCGCACGCTGTTCTAACGGTCGATGCACTTGTGCAGGAGGTGTCATGAGATCGGGAAAGCTTGATCGCTCCATCACAATCCAGAGCTTCACCAGCGTGCCGAACGAATACGGAACGCCGGTCTCGACATGGACCGATGTTGCAACCGTGCGCGCCCAGCTGATCCAAAGCAGCACGGAAGAGTTCCTCACGGGCGGCGCCAGTGATGAGACTGTCGTCATTTTTCGCACGCGCTTCCTCTCAGGCGTCACCGGCGCGTCGCGTGTCCTGTATCAGGGTGGCGAGTTCAATATCCGCGAGGTGAAGGAGATCGGCCGCCGCAAGGGACTCGAGCTGCGCTGCGACCGCAAGGTGACAGTATGAGCACGCGCGGACGGAAAGCTGATCTCACAGCTATAGACGGCGGTCTTAGTGGCGTTCCCAAACCGCCCGCGACATTACCCCCGGACATGGTCGCAGAATGGACAATCATCGCTACCGATATGGTGCAGCGGAAGATCCTGACCGCTCCCGCACTCGGTGTGCTGGAGACCTACATCGTTGCCCGGTGGATGGTGCAAGAGTGCCAGAAATCTCTCAGAGAGCACAGCCCGCTGGTGAAGACAGCCCACGGCATGCTGAAACCTAACCCGGCCGCCGGCATGCTCTCGAAGGCAATGGAGACCGTTGCCCGATTGTCGGCAGAACTCGGCCTGACACCCGCCGCCCGCTCGAAGCAGGGTTTCACGCCGAAGAATAAGCCAGACAGAGGGGCACCCGATGGCCTCGACCTATAAGGCAACCCGTCCCGAGTGGATTTTTGACGGCAGCGAGATTGAAGACCCCTTCGGTCATGGTCAACGTGCAGTCGATTTTCTGCGAGCTTTGAAGCATCCGAAAAGCACGAGCGGTGCTTTTGAGCTTCCACTGTTCTGGGAACGGATTGTCCGACGCATCTATGGCCCTTGCTTCGCCAACGGCAAGCGCCAGGTGCGAACCGTCTTCGTCGTTCTTCCTCGCGGTGCGCGTAAAACCACCATGGGTGCCGGCCTCGCTCTCCTCCATACCGTCGGATATCAGCGCGTGAGCCGCGGTCAAGCCATGGTCGCAGCCTCTGCCGAGGAGGATGCCGTCATTGCCTATGAGGAAGCGACCGGCATCATCGACGAGACGCCATGGCTTGAAGATAAGATGAAGCTCAACGAGAGCACCTTCATTCTGGAGCACAAGCTCTCCGGCGCGAAGTTCCGGGCCTTGGCCTCCGGCGGAAAAGGCAAACTTGGCAAGACGCCGCAGTTTGTTCTGGCCGATGAATTGATCAACTGGGAAGGCGCGAACAGCCGGAAGATGTGGTCTGCGATCCGCACCGGTTTGAACAAAGCTCCCGGCTCACTTCTCGTGATCATCACGCAGGCGGGCCGCGGACAAGAAAACCTCGCGTTCGATCTGCTGAAATACGCACGCCGTGTTCAGTCCGGCGAGATCGAGGATCCCGGTTTCCTGCCTGTGCTGTTTGAAACTGATCCAGATCCCAAATCGAAATGGGCTGGGGACAATGTTCGCGAGTTCTCAGACTGGACAGATGAGGAGCTTTGGCACTTCGTGAATCCTGGTCTTGCCGACGGTTATCCCGATATCGACGGTCTCCGTCAGATGGCCCACGAGGCGAAGGAACGGCCGGCGGACAAAGACGATTTCATGCAGTTCCACCTTGATTGCTGGCTCGGAAACTCTGCCAGTCCTTTCGTGGCGATGCCGGTTTACGATGACGGCTTCGGCGCCGTGGATCTCGATGAGAAGGAAGCTTCACAGGAGCCGTGCTGGATCGGTGTCGACCTTTCGAGCAACTCCGACCTGACCGCCGCCGTGGCATGTTGGGGCGACGAGGAGCGCGGTTATGATGTTTATCCTTGGTTCTTCTGCCCGCAAGACAACATCCAGCATCGGTCCGACCGCGAGGCGGCAAAGTATCCGCTCTGGGCGGAACAAGGCCTGATCATTCCAACCCCGGGCAACGTCGTTGATTTCCGTGCCGTCGAGGATCATCTGCGAGAACTTTGTGCACGGTTCAATGTTCGCGAGCTCGCGTTTGATCCGCATCTCGCGCGCAACACATTGAACAACCTCCTCGATGACGGTCTGCCGGCAGTCGAAATGCGGCAGGGCTGGATCACCATGGCGCCGGCGAACAAAGAATTGGAGCGTGTTATTATCGCACGCAAGTTCCGCCACGGCGGACACCCTATCCTTAGATGGCATTTCGACAACATCGCGACCGTTCGAGACAAGGCCGAGAACATCAGCTTTCACAAGGGTCTGTCGAAAGACAGAATCGACGGCGCTGTTGCATGTGCCATGGCCGTTGGCCGGGCCGCCGTCGGTGAAACCAACATTTCCTCATACGACACCTTTACCGGTGACATCGAAGAATGGAGCCACGCATGAGCCAGACAGACGAAGAACGCCTCGTAATCATGCTCGAGGCTCGGATTAAAGACCTCGAACGGAACATGGCGAAAGCCTCCGGAACGACGGAGCGCGAATTCCGCAGAATGTCGCAGTCCTCCCGAAAAGCCACCTCTGAAATGGAGGAGCACGCCAAGCGTTCTTCCACTCGGATCAACCAGGCCATGGCGACGGTTGGCACGTCGATCGGCGGTGTCGGTCGAGCCTTTGCCGGCGGTTTGATCGGCACAGTCATCGGCGCCGGCATCGCTGGCGTGCTCAACTCCGTCAAGGACGTCACACAGTCGGTTGCCGAACTGGGCGATCAGGCGCGAATGGCCGGCCTGTCTTCCAAAGCTTTTCAGGAATGGAAATATGTGGCCGAGCAGGCGCGAATCCCCGTCGATGCCATCACCGATGGCCTGAAAGAACTCCAGTTGCGCGCCGATGAGTTTGCCGTCACCGGCAAGGGCAGCGCGGCCGAAGCGTTCCAGCGGCTTGGGCTGACGCCGGAAGAGGTGAAAACAAAGCTCAAAGATCCGACCGAACTGATGCTGCTCCTCATCGAGCGGACGCGGATGCTGAAGGACACGGCCGCCGGTATCCGCATTTTTGATGAGCTTTTCGGCGGTACCGGCGGCGAGCGCATGGTGTCGCTCCTCCAGCAGGGTGAAGCCGGCATCCGCGCCCAGCTCAAGGCGGCGAACGATTTCGGCCATGTCCTTTCGGATGACGTCATCACCAAGGCTCAGGAGATTGACCGCCAGTTCAACGCCATTTCCAGCACCGTCGGCAACACCCTGAAATCAGCGATCGTCAGCGTCGTTGATAGTATGGTGGATTTCCTCGAGTCCCTGCGTGCCGTCGACAAACGACGCTCCTCCACGATCCAGGGCAACATCAATGACATAATGGCTCAGAAACAGGCGGTTGCGAAGGCGATCGCAGATATCGACTCCGCAGACAGCCGCCTGAATGACCGCCAGCGCGCCAAGGCCAAAGGCACGCATGAAATCAAGATGCGCCAGCTCGATGAACAGGAGAACGTGCTGATCCGCGAGTTGGAGAACCGGCCGCAGGTTATGAACTTCGTTCCGAAATCCTCAGGCGGATGGACGCCACCAGCCTACAAGGCGCCGCCGGAAACGCCTGCAAAGAAGTCGCGATCCGCGTCGGTCACGCAGGCAGAGCGCGAACGGAAAGCCGTTCAGGAGCTCATTGCCGAGCTTGAGGAGGAGCTCCGCGTCGTGAACCTGTCCGACGCCGCCAAGCGAGCGTCTGCGGCCTCAAGGCAGGCAGGAGCGGCCGCAACGGACGAAGAGCGGGCCAAGGTCATTTCGCTCACTGAGGCCGTTTATCAGGAGCAGGAAGCACGGCGAAAAGCTGATGAGCAAACGCTCCTCTATCGCGACCTGACCAAAGCCGGACTAGACGACCTGCTCGGTGCGATCGAAAGCGGAAAAAGCTTCTGGGAGGCGATGGGCGATGTTGCGGTCAACTCGCTGAAACGCATCGCCGACACCTTGCTTGACGACGTTTTGGACGCGCTTTTCAAGGTCAACGGCGCGGCCGGTGGTAGCGGCGGCGGTCTTTTGTCCAACCTATTCGGCGGCCTGTTCGGTGGCGGCAATGGTGGATTTGCTGCCTTGCCGAAAACCGGACCGGTTCCAGCAACACGGCCCTTCGCCAAGGGCGGCGCGTTCGCCAGTGGTATCAGCGGTTTTTCGAACCAGGTCGTTAGCAGCCCGACAACCTTCGCCTTCGCCAAGGGCGCCGGCCTCATGGGCGAAGCCGGGCCGGAAGCAATCATGCCTTTGGCGCGTGACTCGAGCGGCCGTCTCGGCGTCTCCGTAAACGGTGGCGGCTCAACAGGTCAGGCATCTTCCCCCAGTGGGGGAACATCAGAGGTGATGGTCAGCCTGTCGCCGGAACTCGTTGGTCAGATACTCCGCCAAGCACAGGCGAACTCGGTGAAGATTGTCCGGCAGAATAACAGCAATCGATCTGAGCGCTTCATAAACGGTGGTAACCCTCAATGAGCAACCTCGCTGACCATCTGTGCGCGGAGCTAAAGCGCCAGCTCGAAGCGAGGTCACCGGTTGCGCCTCGCATTCCCACCGGCGGTGAGCTGCTGTTCCGCTGGTTCCTCGATTTGCACCAGGCACGGACATATCACGCGGCCGGTCCTAATCCGATCAGCCACGCCGAAATCCTCGCTTACACCCAGTTGATGCGCTGGCCGATCGAGCCGCGCCACGTCTCCATTTTGCGGGCCATGGACCGGACATATCTGGAGTGTCAGTCCCTTCGGAAGAATGATGCGCCGGAAGGCGTGAAAAACTTGCCTCCGATCTCCTCCGCGCCCTTAACCGCAGGACTCGTTGACGCTATTTTTGGATAAATCGATGGCCTATCTTGATAACTACGTGAAAGCCAGGAATGCGAGCCTCCGTGAGCAACACAGTCTGTTGCGAGGCCGGAAACGCCAGCACGTAATTCAAGAAGTCATGGATGTTCTCGATGATTGGAGGCTATCTCGCTGGCAGCACGAAGGCGAGGCGCGCGCCGGTGTCCGTTCGGCGTTATGTATGTCCGGCCACGGGTGGCAGTCATCGGATACGGAAGCGGCAACGATCATCGATACCGCGCTGCGCCGACTCGGATCTGGAGACCGCCCGACATGGATCGAGGGCCAGAATGAGTATCGCGATCTACGGATTGCCTGCGCCGACTGTGGCAACCGCCTTTCTGCCCTGCGCTTGGCCGGCGGTGAGTTGTTTTGCTCACCTCTCTGCGAGGAGAATGCCGCCCGTTACCGGCCGCAAATAGCGCGCTATGCCAAGCGGCTTGCCTATTCCAAGGCTTGGTATACGGTTTGGAAAGCTACCGCTCCAGAGCGTTGCTGCGAGGGATGCGGTGCCAAATATCGAAGCCCGTTTCCCGGTCAGCACTTCTGCTCATACGATTGCGCGCACAAGGCACAGCGTAATCCGGAGCGTCACCGGCAGTGCTCGCATTGCGAAAAACCATTCGTTTGCCGCCAGTCACGGGGGCGCAAGCAGAAGTATTGTTCGGTCGAATGCCGGATTGCGGCCTGGGGTGTTCAACAATACGAGTGCTCAGTCTGCTCCAACCCGTTTGAGGCGAAGCACCCCGCCCACTGCTGCAGCCAGAAATGCAGAAACAAGCACGCGAATGAAGAGCGCAAGCGCAACGCGCCGGAGGTGCCATGTGAGATATGCGGGTCAGTCTTCAAATCGCATCGAGGTGCTTCGACCTGCAGCCGATCGTGTCGGTCAGAGCTCAGATCTCGGACTATCGCGGCAAAGCAAGTCTCTGCCTTCATCCTGATTTTCCCGCAGCCGCTTACGGCGGTGGTGTTCGATGGATGGTTTCGCAGGGCAGCTTGATCACTACTAGTTTTGGTAGTTGATCTGCGTTGCCGGATGAGGACATTGTCGTCGGCATGGACACCATCATTCACGCCGGATTTGAATCCGAGGATTTTACCGTCAAGCGCGACATGACCGTCAGCGAGTTGATAGACATCATAGTCAGGCACGTGGACAGCTTCGAAGAGGCCATGGCAGCCGCCGAGATCCTTAACCCGCTCTGGACCGCTGGCAGCTATGAAGGCACCGGCTGGCGGGTCTGGTTTGTCAAGCGAGATCCCGCGCCGTTGCTTCACTGATCCGCTGGCTCAGTCAGTTGCAAGAAGCGCTAACTCATCAGCAGAGAGAGGGACGTACACGACAAGTCTCTGGTCGTTCGGAGAGCTGAAGACAATGGCGGTCTTATCACCATCGTCTCGGAAGTAGGCCACATTATTGAAGTTGACCCAGACCGGCTTATTATCAGTGTTGATAAGCTTTACAAACATACTTGCCTCCTTTTACTGCTCACTCTGCTAGCATTTTCTCATATCGATAAGTGCAGTCAGCGCACTTTGCCTTCAAGCTACCCATTTCCTCGTATGCGTTATCCCATTCGATAGGTTGTTCGCACAGTGAGCAGCTGGGTCGACGGAACACGCTTTTAACCTTTGTGTTGAAGACATATCGCTGTTTGTCCGTCAGGCTTTCCTCGCCGTCCGCGATCACTTTTTTGGTGATGCCTTCCGCAGCAGGATCATTGATGTCACCGCCGTCGATCAACTGACGAAGAAAGTCATCGTAGCCTGATCGCTCATAATCATAGTCCATTTTGGTTCCCCCCATGCAGTCCTTGGATAAGCGGCAGCAGGCGATACAGATTGTTCAGCCCCCGAATATCCAACACGGCGATATTCTCCTCCCAAAATCTTGCCGCGGCTTCAGGCTCGGGGTCGAGGGTGAACACTCTGATAGAGCCGTCTTCTTCAACGTAGATGCGCCGCTGACCGCCAAGCTCAAGGTACTTTTCGATGAGTTGGGTACCTCCCGCAATTTCCAT